TAGAGAAAGCAATGTGCAACCCTATACCATGCAGAAACCTAGAGAACTGTATATAGGAATAGACTTCAACCTCAATCCAATCAGTGCCAGTGTATTGGCAAGAGAAAATGATGTGTTGCATGCCATAGATGAAATTGAAATCTACACATCAAACACCGATGAGTTGGTCAGCGAAATTAGACACAGATATCCCACAGAAAAGATAATGGTATTTCCTGACCCTAGTGGTAGTAGAAGTCAAACCAGCAGTGCAGGACGCAGTGACCACATGATTCTTGCCAATGCAGGATTTGTTGTGAAAGCACCACGCAAACATGATCCAGTGAAAGATCGTATCAACGCATTCAACGCCAGACTCACAAACGCAAACGGCGAGCACAAATTGTTTGTTGATCCCAAGTGCAAACGCACAATAGAATGTTTGGAGAAACACAGTTTCAAACCCGGCACCAGCATACCCGACAAAGACTCAGGTTATGACCATTTGTTTGATGCAATCAGTTATGCTGTGGCCTATCTATATCCAATACGCAGACCTGCACCAGTGCCACAAGCACAAAGTTGGGGTGCTCGTGTTACGCTATGACACCCTTTTGACCCTGGTTTAAGGTCAAGCTCATAAATACAAGTGATTAATCAAATACAACCTTCGAAGGAATTACAATATGGACGCATTACAGACCGTAGATTCTGAGATTGCAAAATTCACTGCTGGTAATAGTCTATACAACAGTTATGTGGATTATTGGCAGTATCTAATGGAATCATATGTGGGCGGCGAAGAATATGAAAACGCTGGCCATCTACAAAAGTATCAATTGGAAACACCTGGTGAATACGCTGCAAGATTGAGAAACACTCCGTTGCAAAATCACTGCAACAGTATCATTGGAGTTTACACCAGTTTTATTTTCAAACAACCACCTACTAGAAACCTAGGCCCATTGAGCAACAATCCTGTTGTGGATGAAATTCTCAGAGACGCTGACCTAGATGGTAGAAGTTTCAACAGTTTTATGAAAGATGTTAGTGTTTACAGCAGCATCTTTGGTCACACTTGGGTCTGCATTTCAAAACCCAATGTTGGTGCAGTCACCATGGCTGACGAATATGCAGCAGGTGTTAGACCTTATTTGAGTTTGATCACACCACTTATGGCATTGGATTGGGATTGGCATAGAAGCCCAACTGGTCGTTACACTCTAAAATATTTCCGTTACATTGAAGAAATCAACGGCAACAGCAAAACCATCAAAGAATGGACACCGGAGATGATCCGCACCATCACAGTTGACAAAGAACAACACATCTTGGAGGTTGTGGAAGAAGAGAACGGCCTGGGTGAAATACCCATTGTTTGTGCCTACAACAAAAGAGGCGTGATACGTGGCATTGGTATCAGTGACATTGGCGACATTGCTGATCAACAGAGATACATCTACAACCTACTTTCAGAGATTGAACAAACAGTTAGACTGGACAGTCACCCAAGTCTTGCTGCAACTGAAAACACCATGATCAGCAGTGGTGCTGGTTCAGTTATTCAAATGCCAGATGATTTGGATCCGGGCCTAAAGCCTTATATCCTACAATCAAGTGGTGCCAACATTGCAAACATTCTGCAGACAATCACGGCCTGTGTAGACAGCATTGACAAGATGGCAAACACAGGTGCTATTAGAGCAACTGAATCAAAGTCAATGAGCGGTGTAGCAATGCAAACTGAATTCATGATGTTAGCAAGTAGACTCAGTGAAAAAGCAGACGCACTGGAACTCACAGAAGAACACATTTGGCGTTGGATTTGCCGTTACCTAGGAGTTCATTATGAGTGTGAGATTGATTATCCACATCAATACAACATACGTGACAACAACAGCGATCTAGACTTCCTGATCAAAGCAAGAAGTTCGGGTGTAACCAATGAATACTTCCAACAGGAAATCAACAGACAGATTGTTGAGTTGGTAGTTGACGATCCAATACTGTTAAATGAAATCAATCGTGAAATACTGGAGCCCAGTTTTGAAATTCACGACATGACAAATCCCAACACAGGCGAAACTGTTACAGTGACTTCAGAGGCACAACATCAAGACTTGATCAGCAGAGGATTTGTCTAATATGGCAACAGAAGACCATGGCAAACTGTTGGACAGCACCATCAGCAACTTGATTGAAAACTCAGACACGGTCACAAAGAGTTTGGAAAATCGTGTTGCTGAACTGATTCAAAATGGCGACACATCAAGAAACAGTTTGATAGGTGCATATCAACAATATGCAGATGCCATGGCAGCCACTGTGAGTGATCTAAAATCAGTGAGTGCAAACACTGTGGAAGTTCACACAGAATTGGGCATAGGCTCAGGTGTTTTACCAGAAGACAACAGCATTGAAGATCTACTGTTACAGGATGCAGTGGGCACAGTAAGAGAAAACTTTATGAATCATGCTGAAACTGTAGCCACTGCAATCGTAACAGGTGCAGTGGTAGGCGTTGCTGCCAACCAATTGGCAAAAACTGCAAGAGCAAACATCAGTGGTGCAATGATGAGCACTGATGATCCTGAGATCTCAAGACTGCAAAGAGCTTTGGCATTAATGGCATTGGATCCCAATAGAGATCCACGTGAATTTGCTGATCTTAGAAGAACAATAACCAATCGTCTAGGCCTGCCCACAGCTGGCAGCCTCAATGATAGACTCCGTGGCATCACAGAATCTGTAGTGATGAAGTTTGACGGAGCGTTCACTGCAAATCGTGCAAAAAGATTTGACATAAAAAGGTTTCGCTATGAGGGCGGCGTTGTAGAGAACACACGTCCGTGGTGCATGGACCTAGACGGCCAAACATTTACCGAAGAGGAAATAGAAAGCATGTGGAGCAGCGATTGGGCTGGCAAAAGCGGCGACAATCCTTGGGTAGACAGAGGCGGACATAATTGTAGGCATTATTGGGTGCCAGTAACAGATGAGGAATAAAGCAGAGCGTGAGGGGGAATAACCATGCCAGTAAAAAAAGTCAAAGGCGGTTACAAATGGGGCAGCAGCGGCAAGACCTACAGCACTAGAGCCGCTGCGGCAAGACAAGGCAGAGCAATTAGGGCCAGCGGATACCGCAAAAAACCCAAAGGCAAATAAAAGGCACCGTATTTGAATGGTTTTCCAAGGAATCTTATAAATACAACACAACCAAACGGGTCAACTTACGCCCGTCTAAATAAAAAGGAGAACGCCCACGATGAGCGAAGAATCATTGGAAACAGTAGCGGCAACTGAGGCCCCAGCAAATGCTGAAACACAGGTAGCAGCCAAAACCTATACCGAGGAAGAGTTTAACAATCACATGGCAGGACTTAAAAAGTCATTGAGTGCCAAGTTTGAAAAACAATTAAGCGAGTTAGGCGACTTGGAAGAACTGAAACAGATTCGTGCAAACGCTGAAAAGCAGCGACAAGAAGAAGCTATCAAGCGTGGTGAATTTGAAAAGATCTTGCAAGACATGGCAGCAAAAAAAGACGCAGAAATTGCAGAGAAAAATCGAGTTATCGAGGAATACACAGTGAACACACCATTGTTGAATGCAGCCGCACAATACCGAGCAGTTAATCCACAGCAGGTAGTGCAGTTGATCCGCAACCAAGTTAGACTAAGTGAAAACGGTCAAGCTGAAGTTGTAGATGCAAACGGAGTTGCAAGATATGATGACAAGGGCAACGGTCTCACAGTAGACGCATTGGTCCAAGAGTTTCTCAGTGCTAATCCACATTTCGTAGCAGCGGCACCCAGCACCACTAATACAAAGAGTGCAGTGTCAGGCAGCAACGGCCTAGATAATTTTGATATTTCTCGTCTGGATCTAACAAATCCGGAACATAGAAAACTATACGCACAAGCAAAGACACGCGGTATAGTTCAATAACACAGGCAAAGAGGAGTTAATACAATGGCCTTCAATACAGCATATGACCTAGAAAGTTTAATGGTCAATACCAAAGCCGCAACTGTTTACACTGCACACGAAAATTCATTATTCTTGGCAGGCGGCATCGTTCCTATGGTTCAATTACCAGCAGGTTCAATCACAGCACAAATCCCAGTTATGGGTAGTGTAACAGCAGAGAAAATCACATCAGCAGATCCAGACGCACTTGATGATTTCTCAGCATTGACAATGACTGACACAAAAGTCACTATCGAAGCAAACATCTATGCAGCACGTCACGTTCTACGCGACCTAGGCGGCATTGATCCACAAGAAACTGGTCGTGTTCTTGGTAACGCAAT